TCAAGACCTCGTCAAAATGTATCCCGGGAAGTTCCGTTTAGAGGGACCGGTAAAGGAAAAGGCTAAGAAGGCCAAACCTGCCCCACAAGAAGAACTGGATCTGGGGGATGATGACGAGACCGAAACTGAAACTGAAACCCTTCCCCCTACCAAGGCCAAGAAGAAAAAGGCCAAGACGGCGAAGGCAGACGATTGGGATGACTGATGGCTATACGAACAACTGAGGCGGCGGTCCAAGGAATTATCGAAGTAGATTCCTCCATTGCCCTAGATCCTTTTATTGAAGGGGCAAGTGCCTTAGTTGACGACATAGCTGCGTTGGACGGAAGCCCAAACGCAACACGACTTGAGCTGATAGAGCGATATCTATCAGCTCATTTTTATACTTTACGAGATCCGAGACCGGTATCCGAAAGGGCCGGCCCCGTGTCCCAAACGTTCCAGAGCAAAGTGGACTTGGGATTCAACTCTTCCCATTACGGGCAGATGGCAATTTCACTCGACAACACCGGGCTTCTAACATCGGCTTCCAAAGGAAAGGTGGCTGGCGGGGTGGTCTGGTTGTCGGACGGAGTTTGATATGGTATGGACAGTTACGAAAGAATGGGAAGGCCAAGACGCTTACATCATAGGAGGTGGCGCCAGTCTAAGGGATTTCGATTTCTCTTTGCTCAAGGGTCGCAACACCATTGGATGTAATGATGCCTTTCGTCTTGGGGAAGACGTTATCAAGGTCTGCATTTTTGGAGATGCAAGCTGGTTCCAGAAAACGAAATGGGACTTGGAGAAATTTAAGAATCCCATCTATACCGTCACCCCTTCCTTAATGCGGTTGAATATCAAGTTCCTCCGCCAGATGAAACGGGAACGATTGGGGATACATGCCGGCGAGAGTCTGGGATGGAATTATTCTACTGGCGGGTCTGCTCTAAACCTTGCCATCAATTACGGGGCCAAACGGGTTTTCCTTCTGGGGATGGATTTACAACTCATCAATAATAAATCCCACTGGCATGATCTACGGCCCGGTCCTACACGTGAACCAATCTTTGCCCGGTTCATTAAAGGCTTCCAAGCCATCCATGAACAACTGGCCCTTCACAATGTGGAAGTGGTTCACGTTATTGACGGGGAATCCCGTCTACCATTTTTCCGGAAGTGTGGCATGGCCGAATTTGTGGACTACGTTACACCTTCCGCCCCAACATCAAAACACTGCCCGCGGATTCTGGAACACGCCTTATGAGTATCATCAAAAAGATGCGGAAGCAAACCGCGGTCTGGTGGGCGAGGAGTGCCTCGGTGGATCGCTTTGGCAAATACACGTATGATGAGCCAGTGGAAATCAAATGCCGTTGGGACACCAAAGGAGTTGAATTCAGGGACAACAAAGGGCAAACCGTGATGAGCGATTCTACGGTTTATCCGGATCGGGTTCTTGTCGTTGGGGATATGTTAATGGAAGGGGATTTGGAAAGCGATACCGCCAGCGACCCCACCACCGAGACAACGGCTTACGAAATCAAACGGTTCGACAAGACCCCGAATATTAAGAACACCGAAACACTCTACACGGCGTATTTATAATGGCACGGTTCGTTCGACAAACTTTTAAGAGTGCGGGAGTAACTGGCATCCTCAAGAATTTGAAGCTGAATGAGGCCCAGATTGCTATCCGGATTCCTCTGGCGTTGAAGGCGGTAGGGTTAACGCTCCAAGCCTCCAGCCAGAAAGCCGTTCCCGTAGACCTTGGTAACTTAAAGGCATCCGCTTTTACACGGGCCACGTCTGGAGGTGTTAAGACCACTGTGACCGTGGGCTATACCGCACGATACGCTTTGTTCGTTCACGAGTTAACCGAGATGAAAGGGAAGGGGCTGGATCGCCGGGCACCATCCAAGGGCAAGTATTGGGATCCTCAAGGTCGAGGAAGGGCCAAGTTCTTGCAAGGTGTTGCGAACGAAACCGAACCCGCACTGCGGGCATTATTTATTAAACTGATGAGGCGTATCCCCAAAGGAAAATAGAAAGGTTTTATTATGGCGAGAGAAATTACACATCCAGCAATCGGCAATACCACCGCCGTCAAAGAACTTATGGGGATTTTTGATGAAGGTGAAATGGTCGCAAGGGGGATGGTGCAAGGACATGAACCTTGGAGACGATTTGGAATCAATGCTACCGTGGGGACCGTAGAAGAAGTCATTACCAATATCTCAGGCAAGGCAATTCCTTGGATGCCTCTAGTGGCACAAGAGGTGGAAGTGGTAAGCACGGATGCGCAAGACGGTGTGGGTGGTTTGGGATTGCAGACGGTGAGGATACTGGGATTGGATGAGAATTGGGATTGGCAAGAAGCCGATGTTACTTTGAACGGGATAACACCAGTTGCCACCACGGGAATCAACTGGATAAGGGTTTTGTGTTCTTATGGCCTTACCGTTGGAACTTACCGTGGAGGGAATAAAGGCATCGTCACCGTCCAAGAAACGGAGAGCCCTGCGGAAGAAATTATTGCGATGCCCGTTGGCCATTCACAATGTGCTTCTTCCCATTGGACCACGGGTCGCAATCAACAGCTCGTTATTAGAAATTGGAACATGCAGATCGTTTCGGGTAAGGTCGCCACTGTTCATTTTCGATATGCTGAAAATGCCAACATCGTGGCCGGTCCTCCACATACAGGTCCAGTCCGTGTTCTGTTAGAAATGGAAGGGATCGAGGCTTCCGTTGCTGGGAAATTTGACGCCCCTTTTCTCGTGCCGTCTTATACAGATATCTGGGTAAGCGGATCCGTCACCGCACAGACCGGTCACGTTTACTTTGAATACTCTGGAGCTTTAATAGAATCATGACATCACCCGCCGATATTATTCGAGAACTTTGTGGGGACTTGGGCCACACCGACATTGCCGGTTCGCCGGTTACGTGGCCGGGCTACGTAGGGTTCCTCCCAGACTTCCCCGCAGAGGCCGCAGCCTTCTACGATGAGAAGGGTGTGGATGATGGGAGATTAATGTCCGGAACAAAGATTGAGCACGATGGCTTGCAGATAGTTATCCGCAGCCCTGTCTACCGAGACGGATGGAACAAGGCGATGGACATCGCACTTGCGCTGGATATTCAAAACAATGTTTCTGTTGCGGTGGAATCGGATACCTCCTACATTATTGTCAATGTGAGTAGGATTGGAACTGTTTTATCCGTGGGCGTGGATGCTAAAGATGGACAGCGGCGTCATTACTTCACAATCAATGCGAAGATGACTTACCGTTTGGCGAGTCTGTAATAAGTTAAAACAACGTAAATGAAAGGTTAGATATGGCAGCAAATGAATTACGATTAGATGATGGGTTCGCAACGTTTATCACGTTCGAAAATATCCCCACGGTGAAACTGTTCGAAAAGGAAGTAAATCCTCCGGGCATGACCGCCAATGGTCCAATTGATACGACCACCATGCGCAACACGGCATGGCGCACAATGGCCCCCAAAGCCCTCAAGACGATGCCGCAGATTTCTGCGACCGTTGCCTATGCCACGGATGCCATCGAGGTCTTATACGGGCAGGTAGGCGTCAATCAACCGATCGTGGTTACGTTTCCGGATGCTTCCACCGTTTCCTTCTGGGGATGGATCGAAGAATTCACACCGGGAGCCAATGTGGAAGGTGAGCAGCCTACCGCAACCCTTACCGTCCAGCCCTCGTTGAGAAACGATGCTGGTGACGAGGTTGCCCCGGTCTACGCCTTTGAATCCGCGTCCGCGTAAACAAACTAAGCACTCAATAAAAAACTGATATGAAAACCTACAGCCTTAAGAAAAACGAAGTCGAGATCACCATTGAAAAAGAAGAAGCCGGGCAATCGGAGGTGTTGAGCCTGCGAGAAATGACCGCATCGAAACGAGACCAATACCTGGATCGGTTAGCCAGACGGATTAAGATTAGTCCGGATGGAAAATCCCAAGGTGTGGCCAAGTTCGACGGTCTTCAAGCAGACCTCATTTCCAGTTGCTTATTCCGTGGTGAGGTTCCCGTGACTCCGGCAGAAGTCCAAGGCTGGCCCGCTGCCGTTGTCGGAGGTATCTTTAAAGATGCCCAAGACATGAACAAGCTCGGGCAGGAACACGCAGAAGCGTTGGAAAAAAACGAATGACGGGTGAGAGGCTCGCGTGGTTTCGTGTAGCCTCTCACCTCGGCATTCCGGTGGAAGAACTTGCGGAAAGAATTACTCACCGTGAGTTTTTAAATTGGCTAGAGTTCCTGGATTGGGATGAGAAACATCATTCTAAATCGGATTACTACCTAGCCCAAATTGCGGCGGAAGTTCGGCGCAGCTTTGTTAAGAATGCCAAAAAAGTGAAGACAAACGATTTCTTGCTCCAGTATAAAGACGCGAACGCGCCCTCTGGCAAGGATTCTAAATCCGCGTGGCTTGGATTTTTTAACATTAAACCGGAGAAAAATTAAATGGCTTTAGGTGGATCTGGAATGGGCGGAAATCTCGGAACGATGTTTTTCAACATCACCGCGAACTCCGCAGGTGTGGTAAGGGGAATGAAGTCCGCGGAAGCAGCCGTTGCTACTGGCGGAACGCGTATCCTTGCCTCTGCCGCTAAGATGTCTTTGGGTGTGGTCGCGGCGATGGGTGCCGTTGGTGCGGCTGGAGTTGTTCAGTTTGGACAATTCGAAAAAGCCATGACCAAGTCCACCGCCATCATGGGAGATGTGTCCGCAAATCTCCGCGCTGAAATGGAAAAGACGGCACGGACATTAGCCACTCAGTCCACCACCTCTGCCGAAAAATTGGCGGAGTCCTATTTCTTCTTAGCCTCTGCCGGGTTGGACGCAGAACAAAGTATCGCTGCCTTGAACACGGTGAATCAATTCGCCATTGCGGGGCAGTTTGATATGGCCTTGGCCACGGACTTGCTCACGGATGCGCAGTCCGCTTTAGGTCTTACCGTTAAAGACACAACCCAAAACATGATCAACATGACAAGGATATCCGATGTCCTTGTTAAGGCCAACACACTTGCCAATGCCACCGTTGAACAGTTCTCCAGTTCCTTAACACGGGAAGCCGGTGCTGCGATGAAATCATTCAACATGGATGTTGAAGAGGGTGTTGCGGTATTGGCCGCGTTCGCCGATCAGGGTGTGAAGGGTGAGATGGCGGGAACAAGTTTCTCCCGTGTCCTCCGGTTGATGACCAGTGCTGCCGTAAACAATGCGGAGGCATATCGGGAGATGGGGATTTCCGTATTCGACGCAGAAGGTAACATCCGGAACATGGCCGACATCGTTGGCATGTTGGAAAGAGCCCTTACCTCCTTGGGCGATGAGGAACGAGTGGTTGCGTTGGAGACGTTGGGATTCAAAGCCCGTGTCCAAGGTGTTATCCTTCCCTTGCTTGGAACTTCAGGAGCGATCCGTGAGTATGAATCCGCGTTGCGCAGTGCTGGCGGAACCACACAAGAGGTTGCGGATAAACAGATGCAGAGTTTCTTCGATCAGTTAACCATTACTTGGAATCGAATTAAGGATGTCCTGCTCACCATTGGCGAACAACTGGTTCCGGTTCTCAGTGTTCTCAATACCATGTTACAGCAGACGATTGGTGGTGTGGACGAAACGGGGGAAGCCTTCAACCACTGGTCCACGTTTATTGCCCCTGCCCTCATTGCCGTGGTGGGAACGATTGGGGATGCCTTGTGGGGATTGAAATTAATTGGTAAGGGCGTAGAGGTTACGTTCTTCGCCATGGGGGAGGTCATACTGGATGCGATGTCGGGTGTGGTTAACACCGTCACCGGAGCAGTGCGGGCCGTTATCCGCCAACTCAACCGGCTACCGAAAGTCGATATTGCTTTACCGGGCTTGGATATCCTTGGCACCGATGATGCCAGAGAGGCATTACACCAGTTGACCGAGGAATCTAAGAATGAACTTGCCGCCCTATCCGCAGATTCCTTTAGCGATAAATTACAAAAGGGATATGCCGAAGTCACCAATCGGGTGAAGAAGGAGAACAAGGCCATTGTTGAGGATGTAAAGATCACCACCGATAAAGTGGTGAGTGACTTTGACCGCATCTCCAAGTCGGAGGCAACGGGCACCGTCGATAAGATGTTCGTTCAAGCGTTTGGGGAAGAGGGGACAACGGGCGGGGGAACATTGGGTGGCACACCACTTGGACAAGACCCCGCATCCGCACAACTGGAACAGTTCATTCTTCAGCAGGAACTTGCCGAAGAGAACTTGGCTAAACTTGCAGACGTTGCGGACCGGGAAATAGAGTTGAAGGAAGAGACCCAACAAAGACTTCTGGAATTACAGGCAGGATATAATGAACAGGTTCGGCAACTCCAAATTGCCCAAGCACAGATCATCCTTACCTCCGCAGAAGGTATGTTTGGAGACCTTACCGAAATCGCCGGCAACTTTGCTGGGGAACAATCCGGAATCTATAAAGGACTCTTTGCGTTAAGTAAAGCGTTCGCCATTGCGGATGCCACGGTTAAGATCGCCCAAGGTATTGCCGGGGCTGCGGCATTACCATTCCCGGCAAACATCCCTGCGATGGCCAGTGTGGTGGCTGCTACCACATCCATCATCTCTTCCATCCAAGCCGTCCAACTCGAGTTCGGTGGTGGCAAAGCCACGGGTGGACCGGTTGCGGCAGGCAAGACGTTCCTGGTGGGTGAGAAAGGACCGGAGCTATTTAGCCCGGGAGCCTCCGGTAACATCACCCCGAATCATAAATTGGGCGGTGAGGTTACGGTTACCGTAAACAACTTCACCAATGCCAAGGCCGAGGTAAGAGAAACCAATGGCCCGAACGGGCGAGAGGTTGAGGTTATTATTCAACAAGCCAAGAACTCCATTGCCTCCGACATTCAGGAAGGGCGTGGTGCCGTTCCCAAAGCAATGAAATCTAGTTTTGGGTTAAAAAGAAATGGGGATAAATGAGCCTGCCCGTAGACATCACCAATACATTTCCATCCACGCTGCCCCTTCCCTTTGTGAACTATTCGGGAGCGGCTGGTGTTTCCACTATCGTCTCCCCTAATAGCATGGGGCGGAGTCGGCGGCGGTTCCGTTGGTATTCTACCTATACCGTCCTGGAAGTCTCCTGGAGGCTTACTCATACAGAATGGGGATTGTTTAAAACGTTCTGGGAGGGGCTGGGGAATGGCACTGCCAAGTTTGCGATGGAACTCCGGTATCCAAAGACCACGGACCTGGATGTATGGGTGTGCCAGTTCCTAGGTGATTTGAATGTGTCCAACGTGGACGGTCATTTTCGAGAAGTTGGCACGACTCTACATATTTCCATCCCCACAACGGTCAACGATAAAGCCGTGAGCCAGTTACATTTCTTTTGGGTCTTGCCCGTTGCCAGCGGTGCGCCGGAAGAACAGTTTTTTGTTCAAACAGATGAATCGGCAGTAACCACATCATTCATTGTCCAATAGGAAAAGCCATGTCATACACATCCGATCGAACCGGCGCAGAGATAGACACCACACTAGATAATGCGGATTCGCACATTGCGGACACAAACAATCCTCATTCCGTTGGTCCCCATCAGTTAACAGCATCCCTTGAAACATTGGTGGAGGAAAGTGGAGTCAACGTATTGGATTTCGATACGGCGTTCCACAAAACCATCACCCTCACGGGCGCTGCGCTTTTTACCACGTTGAACCGGGCTCCTGGGAAATCCCTTCAGCTCCGGATCGTTGGGGATGATACCTCCGGCGTGGTGTTAACTTTTCCGGCAGGGTGGGTCTTTATGAATTCCGGTGGCCGGCCAACGGCAATGACGTTCCCATCCGAAGCCCTTTTGAGTCTTACTTGTTACGGAGTGGATGATGCCGATATCCGGGCCGTATATTTGGAGGAGAGCTGATATGTATGGAATTAATCCTGCCATTCTAGGAGCAGCCGGAGCAGCCGCTGGTGGAGCTGGTGGTAGCAACTTGACAGACTACGGCACACCGGAAGCCGTATGGACCGCCGCATCCCTTGCTGGTGGTGGTGATCCAACGGTGGCTTGGGCAGACGACACGGGCAACGGCAATGACGTTACAGGAGACGATGGTGGTGGTGGAACGAGTTACAGTGCGACCGGTTTTGATGGGACTCATGGCGTAACCATGGGTCCAACTCTCAATGATGCTTTGGTCATTCCAACGATTGCAATGGGTTCGGCATATACGCTTCTCGTGTTCTGGACGGTTACAAGTGACAGTGCTTTTATGGGGCACCTCACCAATAACGTCCAAGTGAGACGGGATCGTTCGGGTGGGAATAATTATTCCATGTATGGTGGCACCGCCGAGAGAATTTCAAATGCAAGTTCCGCAGACCATACCGCCGTTCATATGTCGGTGTTTGAATTTGATGGGGCGGGTGTCCGCTACCAAAACAACGAAGAGGAACTCACCTTGGCCAGTGCGGATGGAACTCCTGGAACAATGACATTCAATCGACTTTTCCGGACTCAAAGTTTCCTGAAACTCAATGGGAGTGTGGGGCAGATTGGCTTGTGGAAATCCGCACTTGGCAAAACCACTTGTGATGATATCTACAACAATGTCGGCAAGCCTATTTACACCTCGCTCCCTTAAACTGGACTTTTAACCTGAACTGAATTACTCTTCTACATATGACCATAAGCACCAGAACGTTTTTAAAGCTCACACTTGGCCTGATAATTGGCCTTGTCCTTGGATGTATTACCTGCCACGCCCAAACGGCCCCCTTGCCCCCACTGGTGGACAGACAAGTGGGTTCTGTGTTCATTGCGTGGGACCAGAATGTGGAGCCGGATGTGCTCGCCTACGTTTTGCACTGGGGAACAAACTCCTCCATCGTGGAAATGGAATTCGCTTTGGAGGATGGAACAACCGTTACCAATACCATCAACACCGGGGCCAATTACACCTCGAAGCTCAACACCGGAACCAATACCTCGGCAAAGATCGTTGGTCTGGATGTGGGCGTTACCTATTTCTTTTCAGTCAAAGCCATTCGGGCGGATGGGGTAGAAAGTGATTTCGACGAGGAGGTTTCTCGAAGAGTCGAACAACTTCCCAACCCACCAGCCAATCCAAGGATCGTTAAGGTGCCAGTTTATATCATCGACGTTTTCTTTTCGGATGTTCCCGGGGAATGGACTACTAACCAATCAATCAAGTTGATCGTGGATACGGATAAACCCTATCAGTTTTTCACCGTTAAAAACCGCATGGAAACAACGGATGCAATTCTGGTCGATTAAGAATGGAAAATATCTATGCTCAGTGAATACGCCCAAACTCTTAAAATCTTTTGTGCTGCTGGTGGTCTTGGTTCAGGAATTGCCATGCTGGCACAGGAGATGATGGGGGATACTCCCGTTCTACAATACGGGGCGATCGGTGTGTTGGGTGTGTGTGCTATTTACGTCACCACCAAACTCGTGCCGATGGCTATCGAAGGACGGCAAAAGGAAACAGAAGCCTTCATCACCACACTTACAAGTGAACGGGAAAAACTTGTGGCATCGATGACCAAGTTAACCGACACGCACGTGAGCGAAATGGCAACGGCACGGGCCGAGACAGAAGCGTTGCTTAGGGATTTGAACATAACCAGTTTAACAGAGCGGAAGGTGTGGGCAGAGATGATGAAAGAATCCAATCAAATCCATTCCCAGAACACGGTTCTCTTAACCAAGGTTTCCGAAACATTAAGCGACATCAAACAAAACACTCATGCCAACTAGCTCATCAGTTGATTGGCCGGTCACACTTCCCTTGCCATTGGTTGGGCCACCGAGAACTCTTCAACCTCGGAGCGAGATCCATGTAATGGAAAGCCAACGGATTCGCGTCCGTAGGTATTTCGAAGACTACCGAGAGTTCCTGGATCTGGAGTGGGCTTTTACTGCGGATGAATTTGAAGAGTTTAAAGCCTTCTTTGAAGATGATTTATGTAACGGGCAAAACCCGTTCACCATTGTTCTTCTGGACGTAGAAGATTCCTCCCTTACCATCACCACCGATTACGCCTTCTTCGAAGCCACCTATCAATTCACGTATTCGGATAACGTTTACAACGTCACCGCAACGGCTATTGTTGAAGAAGAGTTAGGTGTAGCCATCCCAGAAGTTACAATTGATCTGTGTGCCGTTGTTATCTGGCCGAGTGTTTCTAGCGGGTCTGGTGGTGGCACAACGTTTGATTGTTACGATGTCGGGGATTATACAAGCACAGCCTTTGAAGTAAAGGGCACCGGTCTTTCTGCAATCTATCAGGGCCGAAGTCCTTTTGCCATGCAAGGGGAACCCTTTGAGATTTTCTCGGATGGCAACTTGGTGTTGGGTTCGCCCTCGTCCAACTCCGGTCTCAATACCATGTATTACGGAAATCCGGAGTTTAGTGTTATGCTAGGAGACCCGTTTGAAGATTACACGGCAGGAACCCATACGGAAGGGCCGCTTGGTGTGAGCACAACTGGAATCGATGCGTATTATTTAGCTTAAATTATGAGTGTTACAATTGAATCAATCGTCAGCCCTTCCACGGAGAAGAGACTTGTCTTAGCGAATGCCCAGTGGGCGGCAACCCTTACCGCGGGCTCAACTTGGAATAAGATCCGTGTCGGTTGCCGGGCAGCAATGGGAAGCACCGGCAGTGCGATTTCCGGCACTCCACGCTTCTACCTCGGTATGTGTAGTGACCCGTCTTCCGGATTCGCAAACGGACCTCTCAGTGGTGCGAACTGTAAGCATTACGTTGGAACAATGTCCCAAGACACGTCTTGGAGTCTTACTGCTTCATCTCCGGATTATTATGTGAACGGAACTTTTCAACAAGCCGGGAAGAATGTATTAGGAACCGAAACGGCAATCGGCGGATCTTCAACGACTCTAATGGTCGCGGAACCTACCGTGGCTCGCCGCATTTACATGGTTGAGATTGAAAGGCAGGTAACGAACTGGGATATCCGTTGGTCCACGAACCCTGCCATCACCGATCAAGTTGAATCGACCCTTATCCAAACCATGGAGGAAGACGATTTCCCTACCGCTTGCATTGCTGCGGGTCTTACTTCTAACGTCTCAACCAATGCCATCAATGAGGGAGCAGACGGGAGTCTAAACGCCATCTGCTGTGCGTGGAACACTGCGGCAGTGAACATGCACATCTCCGAAATGGTCTTTGCTATTTACGAATGAATAATTCACTTACAGATGCCATCAAGGAAGCATACGCCATTGCGCCCTCGGACAAGGCTATCATCCACACATTACAGATCGCCCAAGCGGGCGTTCAACCTTCTGTGTATATTGCACAGAGTAAAGTGAGTGTTGATGCCTTTGATGAAGATGGTGTGGAACACACCTTTGTTGCCAGTGGATTTCAGTTCACACTTCCACCAAGTGATGAGGATGGGTTTAAGAGTTTGAACATTGCCATCGACAACGTGAACCGAGCGGCGAGTGACTTTGTTACTGCGGCCATGGCCGACACCACTGCCGTCACCGTGACTTACCGTCCTTATCTAAGCAACGATCTTTCCGCACCTGCCATGAACCCGCCGTTGGTGCTGTATTTAAAGGATGTCCAGATCACCGCTTTTCAGGTCACCGGTAAATGCACGTTTATGGATCTTGTGAACAAGAAATTTCCTTCCGAACTCTACCAACGAATACGATTCCCCTCCCTTGGATGATGCACTGGGCAGCTCAATATATTGGCAAGCCACATGAACCTGGAGCTCGTGGACCAGATGCTTATGATTGTTGGGGTCTGTTGCGAGAGGTTTATCACACTCATTACGGTATAGATATTCCGGACATCCCAATTCGGGATTCCAATTCCGCGCTTGCTGTTCACCGGCAGATGGATGAGATTATTCAGGAAGACTGGATTAAGTTGGAAAAGCCTTTTGATGGGTGTGCGATTGCAATGTCGCAACGACACGCCTACCACCATGCCGGAATTTACTTGGCGGAACGTGGAGGAGTGGTTCTTCATTGTTGGGACAGGCACAATGTCTGTATTGATACGATGTCCAGAATCCGGCTTAAAGGTATAAGAAGAATTACATTTTACAGGCACCGCTTATGGCCCACATCATTGAAACCTTAAATCCCTTTGAACCGTTAACCGATGTTCAAAAATACGAACATCCCGGCGGCATTACCATTAACGAGTGGTTGCGGGAACAACATCCTGGATTCGTGGAGTTTGAGACCGCGACAATCTGTGTCGTGAACGGGCAGGGCATAAAGCGTGCGGGCTGGAACTACGTCATCCAAGAAAAGGATGTGGTTAACTTCATTGGCATACCGGAAGGCATTAGTCTTATCATCGTTGCCATTGTTCTGGCGGTGGCTTCCATTGCCGTCCAACTAGCCTTTGGAACTGGCGTTCCTGAAACACCGGGGGAACAACCTGCTAGCGACCCCGTGTTTTCCACCAAGGGACAAGCCAATGCCATTCGAACGGGTGAGCCGATTGAATGTTGCTATGGCAGGAACCGGATATATCCTTCCTTCGCCTCCCGTCCTTACTTCCAATACATCGACAACGATCAATTCCAATACGCCCTTTTTTGTATTGGACAGGGGGAGTATGAAATCAACGCAACCCAGATCGGGGATTCCTCCATTGATGATTACGAGGAAGTGGAATATGAATATTATGCGCCGGGCGTTATCCCCACACTCTTTCCCACCAGTGTCTTCACCAGTTCGGAGGCAGGTGGCCAAGACCTCTTGGCACCGAACGAAGACGATTACACGGATGATGGATGGGTGGGTCCATTTGTTGCCAGTCTTGCCAACACGGACTCCTCCACTATCCAAGTGGATATGGTATTCCCGAAAGGGCTTTACCGCACGAAGAACTCTGGTGGGCTAAACCAGCAGACGGTCATCATCGAAGTGGAGACGCGGGAGATTGATGATAGTGGAACTCCAATCGGTATCTGGGCACCATTGGGGAATTCCCCTTTCACCATCACCATGAAGACGACCACGCCACAACGGAAAACCTTTTCCGGCACGATGGCAAATGTCCGGTATCAGGTAAGGGCGCGGCGCACCAATGAAAGAAACACCAGCCACAAGAACGGCAATGAAGTCCAATGGGAAGGGTTAAGATCCTTCCTTGTGGATGGTGGGAAAGACTTTGGGGATGTTACGTTGCTTGCGGTTAAAATTCGGGCAACCAATAACCTGAACGAGCGGACACAACAGAGATTTAATGTCATTGCCACGCGCAAGCTCATACAGCACCAGAGTGATGGATTCACTTCCGTGGCACTGGCGACCCGTTCCATTGTCTGGGCTTTTGTAGACGTGTTCCGGGCTGCGTATGGTGGCCGAGTAACCAGCGACACCTTTTACGATTGGGATGCCCTGTATGCCTTGGATGCCCTGTATGAATCACGGGGGGAATATTTTGATTGGAACTTCCGTGATCCAATTACCGTATGGGAAGCAGCGGCGGCTATCGCAAGGGCCGGCCGGGCTGTGCCGTTGATTGCGGGTTCACAGATCACAATGGTTCGGGATGGGGAACTCACCACTCCGGTTGCCATGTTCACTCCGGACAATATTATCGAAGGTTCCTTTTCGTGGGACATTAAACTTTGGGACTTTGAGGAGACGGATAGCATACGACTGGAATACACAGACCCGAACACCGGTTACTTGCAAGAAACGGTTCTCGCCACTCTCCCCGGCGGCACAACGGACAATCCCCAAGATGTCCGGATACCGGGAATCCAAGACCGGGATGTTGCCTACCATGAAGCCCTTTACATGCTGGCACAAAGGCGATACCTGCGGCAAAACTATTCTTTCGAAACGGGGCTCGAGGGTTACATCCCAACGTTCGGGGATCTGGTTGCCGTTGCGCATGATGTTCCCCGTTGGTCTGCTTCCGGATTTATTGTAAGGGGAGAGTTCGAATCCAATGGAGACTTTATCCTTTGGACATCCGAACCCATTGATTTCACCATTGGTGAGAGTGGGGACTCCTTTGTTATTTTATTGCGGGATAATAAGGGCGGTGTGCTTGGGCCTTATGACGTGGTAGAGACCAGTGACCCACAACAGATAAGGGGAACGGTCTTAACGGATATTGATTTCCTTACGGGTGGTGAAAATGAACCGATGCTTTACATGTTCGGTATCCAAGGGCAGATCACCGAGTATGCGAAAGTCGTAAAGATTGAACCGCAGGGCAGGGAGATAATGCGGATGACAGTTGCCAAGGAAGATGCCACGGTTCATTCCTTTGATAGCCTGTCCGCACCCGCCATCGAATCGGAGGATACCATTCCCGTCTTTCCGGAACTCCCCGTGGTGGCTCGTGTGAGCGTGACCCAAGTAGACGGGACCATCGGTTCGGTCCTGGTGGGATGGGGCGCTGCCTTTGGTTCCAATTATTATATCGTTCAGCAAAGTGAAGACGGAATTATCTGGGACAATGTAACTGAAACCGCCCGCACCAGTATCCAATTCCAAGTTAGACCCGGCACTCTCTATGTGCGCGTTGCTGGTGTAGGGTTCGGGCAGGGTCCGTGGGCAAGCACCGTGACCACCATTGGGAGTCTGGTGGGGCTGGATGTAATTCAGGACTTTGTCGATATAACTTGGACCATTGAATGGCTCCAAGTTCTTAACGCCTTAAACTATGACGTAAAGGTTTACGACAACACCGTTCCTTCCGATCCGGTATTAATATCCACCACGAACTTTCTTGTGGATGCGGACCGGACTTTTACATACGACATCAATGATGCCGTTACGGATGGGAATGTGAACAGGGAAATGGAAGTTACCGTGACTCCCATATTCAGTGATGGGGATGGGGAGCCAACTGCCCACGAGTTTAGCAACCCGATTCCTGGACCGCCCTTGTTCCCAACTTCTACTCTGGCCGCGGAGACAAGTGATGTGACCGATCTGGAATACGATCTCCAATGGGAGGTGCCAGTGGAGCACGATCTTATCCGTTTGAAATTATGGTTAAGTGACACGGATGGATTCGACCCCGAAGTGGTTTCCCCGATCCTGGATGTGGAATTGAGTGGTGTGGGTTACGCCGG